TTTTTTCTTTTTCTCCTAATTAGGGTTAGTTTAGCCCTGCTAGACGCTTAATTTCGACTACATTATTATAATCGGGCTCAGCGTGTACCTTAGCAGTTTTATCTCCTGTTACTTCAACACGACTTTCAGTAATTTGCTGACGGTTCTTTGTGGGTTGGACAGCGACTGAATTGTTAAGTACTGCAGGAAGATACTTTTCAAATGCAGACTTTAGCTTATCTGTCTGCACCGTTTCGAGTAACTGGCTCATTACTGCCTGTTTCTCTTTATTAAGTGGTTTAAGTAAGTCGTTAATTGCTTCACGACGCTCATAAACTTCCTTAATTACCTTTGTTTCTCTTTGAACTGACTCAATTAAAGTTTCTTTGTTTTCAATTGCCTTTTTTGCTTCCATAACTTCTTGATGTTTTGTTTCTAACTGTTTGCGTAAGTTTACAATTTCCTTATTCTCATTGAGATGGCTGATTGCAAATTCACTAGCAAAAGCTTCGAACAATTTACGCCCAAAGTTATTTTCACGAGCAGATTGAATATCCTCTTTAAGCTGAGTTAATTCACCTTTAAGACTATTTGACACTGTGCTTTCAACAAGACGAGCAGATCTTTCTACAAATTTACGCTGTAATGATTCCATTTTTGCTTTGGCCTCAGCTACTAATCGTACTCTTGTTTCTACTACTGCTTGTTTATCCTTACTAAACTCTTGAATTTCTTCAGCTAATTGTCTTACTACAAAACTTTCTAATCGTTTTGTAGTTTGAGAAGCAGCTTTACGATCTTCGTGAAGTTCACGAATTTCTTCAGCTAATTGTTTAACTAAAAACTTCTCAAAACGCTGTGCGCTTTCTGCTAATTCACGATTAAAACGCACACGATCAGCTGCTAAACTTTCTTTTTCCTCACGGAATTCAAGAATTTCGGCTTGGAGACTTTCAGTGATCATCTTGTCTAGGGCTTCTACCATAAGTCCCTTATCATGTTCATAGCGGCCGGCGAACTCATTACGCATTTCACTGCGAATTTGTTCTCTTGCTTCATTTAACTTTGATTCCCAAGCTTCATTTAAAGCTTGTTGGGTATCCTCGTTAATGATTCCACTATCAACTAAAGGTTTAATAGCGTCGAACATGGATCATTTCTCCTATTTAAGTTTCAACTCTTTAATTAATTTAGTGACTTCTTTTTCTAGGTATTTTTGTACCTTTTGGTCTGATTTAGCTTCCTTGGCCATTTCCATCAAATGATGACCATGACGCATATTTCTTACACCCTCATATACAGGTGTAGGATATGCATTAGGCGCACTGGGTTGTGCTACTATATCTACAGTTACTATTTCAAAGTCACTGACCTTTCCATTACGATCAACATTACCCTGACCGCGACTAGAAACTCCTAATTTTACTCCACTTTCCAACATGGCTCGTACTAAATTGCCCATTGGTGTAGGTAAAATTTGTAATTTGCCAAAACCGTTTGGACCATCCATCCACATACGCTTTATATTTGCACACACACGATCTAAATTAATCTTTAAATCTTCTGGATGATCCACTTCACCTAATACACTAAATCCTTTACGAATTTTGTCATTAATGCTTTCAACAGCTTTGGAAATTTCTCTTACTTCATATACCCTACCATTCTCATTAAGGACGCCTCCCTGCAAGCAAATACCTTCCATAAATAGGTTTTTGCCTCCTCCCGAAGGGGCATCCTCAGAGATAACCTTCATCTCTGCTGTATCAAAACTCAAGTGTTCTCTGAGGATATGCATGTTATTGCCTTATTTTGCTAGTGGGCTACGATCGTTTACTGCACCTTCTTCACCACTCTTTGCTGCAGGTGCTTTTTCTTTATAAGTGCCAGAATTTCCACCTACGCGGTTCTTCCACTCTTTAGAATGCTTTACTTCCCCTCTGCCTTTAGCATATTCATTCTTAGGCTCGGGAATCTGCTTGTTGTCTGGATCCTGCTCTGTGCCACCTTTTACAATATTTGCAGTGGTGCCACCCATGTCATTCTTACCAGCAACAATAGATTTCTTGTCTACACTTACCGATCCGCCTTTACCTACTTCATGGCCTTCACCTTTGGCAGGCTCTTGCTTATAAATGTCGCCTAACTTCTCGGTGTATTCACGAAGACGAGCAGCTTCACTCATGTGCTTTTTGTCCATAAGTTTTTGTTTTTCTTTAGCCTTAGCTTTCATTTTCTTGGCTTCTTGAATAGCTTCTTCGTCATCTTCTTCATCAGCATCAGCTTCTTCGTCAGCATCAGGTTCCTCTGAATCTTCCTCAGAGTCATCGCCCATGTCCATGTCATCTTGACCATTAGAATCTGCCATTAGTGCATCAAACTCTGCTTTTAATTCATCTAATGCATCTTCTAGATCCATAACACGGTCTTCCATGTCATTATCACCACCCATACCATCTGTATCCATTTCCATGTCAGCGTCCATTTCCATGTCGCCATCCATTTCATCACCAGAATCTGGGGTCATATCAACATCAATTTCCATGTCATCTTCAGCTTCATGAACACCATGTTCGTCGTGAGTGACTTCATCAACTAAGCTAGAAACAGGATCGCCGCCCATTGTTTCTTCGTCCATGATTGATTCATAAATTTCGCGGCTTTTTTCAACAACGATCTGATGGAATAATTGACGAGCTTTGTCTTCCTCATCGTTGATGATATATTCTATTAATTTTTCATACTTTGACATATTCTTTCCTTTTTAAGTTATTAAAGGGCACTATCTGTTTTTATTTACAGATATTATAAAAAAAAGAGCTAAAATAGCTCTTTTTTAGGGGTTTTTGTTTTTTATAAACCCAAACCTGGTGCCGCGGCAGGCGGTTTATACTGTTTACTTACTTTTTCTAAATATTTGCCATGCTCTATTTTACGAACATCATTTACTGTGCGTAACTTTTTAATACGAGTTAAAGTTAATCTAGTGCGTCTAGTTTGTTTAGGTTGAGTAGATGTTTGGTCATCTTTCTCAGTTCTATAACCATACGGAGTAGGCTCAAATATTTCAAATAAATTCATAATGTTATTTATTAAATTTGTGGCGGAGTTGCTGCCGCTGCAGCTCCTGCGCCACCTGCTGCAGGAGCAGGTGCTGTTCCTGGCACTCCGCCTGGTACTGCTCCTGGTATTTCTGCTCCAGGTGCTGGAGCTAATGCCCCTAAATCAGCACCTATTGCTCCTGGAGTTATACCTACACTACGCAATCCAGCTTCAGGAGCAGGAGCTTCCTCAATATCGCCTTGCTCCTCTCTCCACATACGCTCATTTTCTTTCATTTCTTCTTCAGATAATCCTAAGAATCTACTTAATAAGAAGCGTTTGCTCATGTAAGGCACTTGCTCTAACTGTGCATAACTGTTAATTCTTGTTGTATCAAGCTCAGCTTGACGATAACTTGCAAAGTTTTGCGGCTCATTAAATCTTAATTCAAATATGGCACCATCAATGTTTATACCACGCCATCTCATAAACATTTTGAACTCTTGGTCTAACTTCTGAATGACCATTTTTTGTAATCGCATACAATATTGGTTAAATCGCCATTCTTGAATCAATGCATTACCTACTTTACCATCATTAAAATTATTGCCGTCTAACCCAGTATCCATACCAGTGGGTAAATAACTAGCTGGAATTCGCAACCCTCTAAATAATTTATTGGTAAAGAAATGCAAATCTGTAATTTCACCTAGATTTTGTCCACCTTGTAAAATCTCAACACTACTACCTCTACCACCTTCAGTAATAGGGAAAAAATAATCTTCATTAGTGGATAGTGGATTATAAGTTGCATCCATCATGTTTTGTCCACCACCAGTCTGAGTAGGTATACGGCGTTGACTGATCTCATTTTTTACACGCTCAACAAATGCCATGGCCATGTGACTGGGCATATTACCTACATCTATTTTAAACATTCTACGCTCTGGTGCTCGTTGTATCCTATAAATTATAATTGCGTCTTCAAGTAATTCTTTTTGTTTGAATACCTTAAACACATTTTCCAAAACACTATTACCAAAAGGCCAACTGAAGTCTAATCCTTCAGTCAGACTAATATGTACAACATGTTCTGCATTAATTGTGCTTTCATTTTGTGCATTGCTAAATCTAGAACCACCACTATACGGAGTTTTAGGTTGTATATATGCACCACTAGGCCCACCAACTTGCGGATGATTTACACTAATATCTGTAGCATTTATAGTAGTAGCAGTTAAGTTCTCGAAATTAGGCCCTATGTCTTTTACAATATATTGTTCTGGTTTTTTGCCTTCAGCTTCATTTACAATAACTTTTGTGACTTTACTCATTTCGACCCAATACAATTTAAATGTTTCTGGGTCTCGTAAAAAGACTTGATCACCGTATTTTATTGTATTTCTAAATATTTTAAATACTCGTTCGTTAAGTTCATTTAGTGTACACCACTGTGTTAATTGTTCTTTTATGATCTTAACTTCATTGTCTGTAGGTTGCTCACGCCAGAAAAATTGAAATGGACTACCATTTTCCTGACTGGCTTGTGTACTAAATTCTGATAGAATATCTAAAGCTGCGTTAATCTCACTATCCATGTCCATTTGTTCATATTGATTATAACGCTCAATACGATTTGGATGCCCAGTGTATACCTCTGGCAAATTACTTTGATAATTTTTAAACCCCATATTATTAGGCTGACCGCCATTTACTGGGCTCAAAGTGCCTGCTGTATTCACAGTACGAAAATATTTTTTCCAGCTCATAGTATATTTGTCTTTATCGTTTATTTAACCTAATTAGGCAGTTGCGTGGTAAATGCGTTCTAAATAATCTGAATTGTCTTCAGTTGCACTTAATATTTCTTCTAAATACTCTCTTTGTTGTTCTAGAATCCTTAACATTGGGTCAAAATTAATATTTAAAGGTATAGAACCTCTAGCTAATGGGATAACTGCTTCAGGTTGATTATTCTCACCTACTATAGTTGGCTCAGTGGCAATACCACCTTCCTGCTGACCCGGGGGATTATTGGCCTGTCTCTGTCTATTAATTGTTGCAATCTCTGTTCTGAGTTGGATTAGTTGTCTACCAAATTCAGCTTCTTGCGCTGGATCAGTCTCTTGTGTTCTTACTTCGCGTAAAGTAGTAATCTTTTCTTGTAATTCCGCAAGTCTAGCGGTAAGTTGTTCTTCGGACATACCAGCTACAACACCACGCGGTGTTGGGGGTAATGCAGCTGGTGGCCGCTGCCCACCAGATCCATCAAAAAGAATTTCTATAGTTTCTTTTAATTTATTTTTAAATTCCTTTAATGCAGGTATTACCCCATCACCCCTGATTATTGCGTTTGCAACATCGGCAATGCCAGATTCAAATTCTACTAGTTTTGTAGATATTTTGTCCACAGCTTGAATTATTGTAGGCAGAGTTTGTATATTTTTTACTGCCAAGTCATCTAATTTTGCTTTTAATTCATTTTGTATTTTTATAGAATCTGCTATAGTTCTCTCAGTTTGTCCAGGTCTGCCTGCTCCCTCTGCTTCCTGTCTTACTCTGTCAAGAATTTTATCCAAATTTTCAAAATTTACTATAAATTTATTAAAAGCGGCAGCAACTCTACCCTGCATTTCTACAACAGGCCCACCAACCTTACTTGCCGCTAGCATATTCATTCCTTGTTGATCTAACATTGATTGTTGTGCTCTTAACGCCGGACTAAAATCTTGGGCAATTTTTCCAATAGATGTTTTGAACTGCTCAGTGGGCTGTCTTATAGTGCCCAACATAGCAACACCCATATCAAAAAGTTCTCTATTATTAGTAGCAAATGTTATATTTTGAGCATTTATCATTTGTCCATTGTTTGCAAAATATTCCTGCATTGCAGCAGAAAAATCAGCCCCAAATTGATCAAAAATTTCAAATACACCAGAAGCACGAATCCTATCTTCCTTTTCTAATTTGTCCATAGCCATCTGATAAGCTGCAACTTCTCTGCGTCTTTGTTCTGCCAGTCTTTGTTCACCAGCATTGCGACCTGTAATTTCTGTTAATTCATTTTGCATTCTTATATATTGCCTTACTGCTTCAGAAGTTGATCTAGAATCATTCAGTTCGTTTCTTCCTATCATTCGCTGTAATGCAAGATATTCTGTAGTACTTTCAGCTAAAACACCTAAACTTCCTTTCATTGCCAATAATGCAGGATCCAACTCTCCCACTGTTCTAGTTAATTGCCCAACAATTTTCGCACTTTGACTAATACTAGCCCCATATCCTACTAAATTTTGTACATTGGCTGTTATAAATCTTCCAAATTCTTGCAAATTAATCCCTGCACCTTTAGCTGCATCTGTTAGCTGTGCAATAGATCCACCAAAAGTTGCACCAGATTTAGATAAACTTTGAAATGTATCAGTAATAATTCTTGCTTGTTCTATTCTATTCTTTAAAGCATTTATAGCTAACTCAACACCACTATCAGCAATATTTTTTAATACATCTCCTGCTCCGGAAAAAAATCTAAAAATTCCCATACTATCTGCAACAATTTTAGTTACAGCTTTGAATATGTCATTAAATGTATCTAAAGTAATTCTTGCTGTGTCAAATACCGTAGTTGCGCTATATAAAGCTGAACTAAAACTACCTAACCCACTGATAGATCTACCTAAACTACTACCGAAGGTAGTCATTGCTTTTATTACAGCTTGCTCACGCTCCTCACGCTTCTGTAATAACTCATTTTCAATTGTTCTTGCATTTACATTTTTTAAAGTACTATTTGCTGCAGCTTGGTTGGCATTGTTAACTTGAACAAGTCCAGCTAATAAGTCATTAAATGCATTGCCAGTTATTTGTAAACTGTTTGCAAGCTGTTGAATTTGGTCGTCAATTGCTGCCATATTTCTAATTTGTCCAGTATTTTTTGGATAAGTACTAATATTATTTATCGGATCAATTATAATGACTGACAGTTCAACAAATCCATTACGCCAATACTTTAGACAGCCACAAATTTATATAAAACTACCCAGTAAAGGTAGGTTTTATCCCACTGGCAGTTTGGAAATGCCACCTAATAACGAATTAGCCGTATTTTCCATGACTGCAAAAGATGAAATATTATTTAAAACACCAGATGCTTTAATGAACGGCCAAGGAACAGTTGAGGTAATACATAGCTGTATCCCTTCTATTAAAAATGCATGGGAAATGCCCATGGTAGATTTAGATACAATTTTAATAAGCATTAGACAAGCTACATATGGCAACTCTATGGAATTTTTTAGCATCTGCCCACATTGTAAAAACAAAAATGAGCATGCTATTAATCTTAGTGCAATTATTGACAAATTTAATGTATGCCCAGACTATGATACTACCATAAAAATAAATGATCTAGAGTTCTATTTAAAACCACAAAACTATAAAACTTATAATAATTTAAGTATGAAATTGTATGAACAACAAAGATTACTGGCTATAGTTGGTGATGAAAAAATCTCAGAAGATGAAAAAACAAAACAATTTACTGAACTATTCAACAGGCTATTAACTTTAACTGTAGATAATTTAAGTAAAGCTGTCAGTGCCATAAAAATTAATGCTAATAATACAGAGCAAGTGGTGACCAATGAAGCATTAATTCAGGAATTTTTTACAAATTGCGAAAAAAATATATGGGAAACAGTAAAGCAAAGAATAGAAACTATTAATAAAGAAATAGAACAACAAAAAGTTGTTAAATTAATTTGTCAAAATGAAGAATGTGAAAAAGAATATACCACTGAGTTAAATTTTGAGACTAGTCATTTTTTCGAATGAGGCTTTTGAATCTAAGTAATGAAAAAATTGTTGAATTATTAGATGAAATGGATTCAGATTCAAAAGCCATTAATAAAAATTTAATTGAAATGTGTTGGTATATGAGAGGTGGGATTACATATAGTGAAATAGTACATCTTAGTCCCATGGATAGAAAACATATTATGGAATTAATTAAAAGTAATATGGAAACCACAAATAAATCGGGCCTCCCATTCTTTTAAATTACTATTGTTATTAGGGAGATGTACTTCGTACATCTATAACTTTCACTTCGTTCAAGTTATATTTTTTTTCTTTTCTAATGATTCATCCAGATTAATCTGCCACAATTCGCCCGTCCGCCGGGCGAAAAGAGTTGTGCTTCATCCGAGTTGCACCACCATCTACCAAAGTCTTTCACTGTATTGAATACAGAACGGAGGCGGTTGACCTGTACCCCCTTAAACAGCATTCGCATCTATCAACGGTACCCTAGTGATCTGTGGTTAGACCAGATCCTATGAGTTGAGGTTGTATCTTTTTCACAGAGCCTCGATCATTTAAGCCTTAAGTTAGCCATGACCTTTGGCACCCAAGTTCTGATGGCAACGAGCCTTACCTCGGCAATCTCAATGGGAGTCGAGCAACCTCGACCAAACAGCGCCTATTTACTTACAAAGAAGCCTAAATTGTTCTTGATTATTATTAATGAAAAAATTAAGATCTAAAAATGCCCAAGTGCCATGATTTTTACTATTGTATATTATATGTGAGCCTAAATTTAAATTGACTTGGTGTCTGATTTGAATTGCTGTATATGTGCCTTTACGATTAAACTTCATGAATAAAATGTTGAAATCACCTTGATCAGCTACTTCCATACATTGATCGATCCATGTGTCTAAAACCTTAACTGTGCCTGTAAATAGTTGGTGAAAGGGAAAATCTGCATAACTTTTGCATTCTGCATTCATTTTGCTGAAACTTTCCCCTGGAACTATGTCACCCTTAAATGCCCTGATTTGACCTTGATGTAATATTTCTTTTCGTACCTTGTTTGACCCGCCCACATATGCCCCACTGCTGGGCGCTCGAATAAAAGATTCACCAAATGTAGTAGATAACATTTGTGCTATCTCTCGCTCGAAACTGCCGCCCTTGGCTTTTTGTGGACTTGTCATATGTTAATTTATGTCTAATAAAACTTTATTAAAATTATCTTATTTCTATGTCTGAACTATACCTAGTAAAGCCATTTTCCTTAATAACAGTAAGAATATTGCCCACCCGCCCTGCTAGTTCGTCTTTATGACTTACTAACCATATGCTTTTTTGCATTTCCCTACTCATTTTCTTTAAAATTGCTAAACTGTTCTCTACACCTGCACTATCCATACCACTATCGATCATTTCATCAATGAACAATAAATTGATCGGTGTATATAAACTTTCCCAAACATCTCTGAACGCAAAACTTAAACTTAATACTAGCCTATTACGCTCTCCCCTGCTTAAATTTCCAAAATCTAACTCTCTGCCCAATTCTTCAATATTTACAGTAAGGTCATTTTGGAACTTTACTACATGTGGTAAACCAATCCTATCCAAATAGTTCTGCAATCTAGCATTTAGATAGTTTAAGTTCTGGTCAATAATCTTTTTACGAATAAAACTATCTTTGTTTGTTAATAGTTTTAATAAAAACTCCTGATGCTCTTTAATTGTAGTTAACTCATTAATAGTATCGTACCTAATTTCAATCAATGCAGTTTCACGCATTTCCTTAATCTGTTCTTCATAGGGATCTTGTTCTTGCTCTTTTGCTTTAATTTGATCTAACAAATTAGACATACTGCTTCTATGAGTAACTGCATCAGATTCGGATTCGTAAAATGTTGTAGGTTCTTTTCCAGCCATACCTAATTTTTGTCTAGCTAGCTCTAAATCTACTAGATTTGCCTCAAGCTCAACAATTATACTTTTGGAATTTGTCAATTGTTGTTGTTTACTAACTAATGCTGTTTCTTGTTTTTTACTATGAAACTTTTGCTCACAGCTTGGGCATTTATGATTTTCTAAACTGATGATATCAGTAGTTAAAGTCTTGAAGTTTAATTTTTCCCTATCCAGCTCTTTGGTTAAAGTTTTAATGGCAGATTGATTGTCTTCAATATTTTTAAGTTTATCCTTATACTTTTGTTTAGCTTTATGTGCTTCTAGTTCTTTTTCAATGTCCAATTTAGCTAAATTGTTATAAGCCAAAGTTAAAGTTTCAATTTCCTCAGCGTGTTTTTTTAACCAAAGAGTTTGTCGTTTTTCTAAGCTTTTTATTTGTTCTTTAATGCGTTCATTACTATCTATAATACTTTTAATTTTATATTCTTCTGTAGTAATAGCTTCTTTAGTAATGCGATTTTGTTCTTTTAGGCTTTCTGACTTTTCACTTAGTAATGTAATTCCCAATAATTGTTCAATAATAATTCTTTGATCTTGTGATTTTAATGATAAAAATGGCTCAGTGTAAGTGTTTAACGCAATAATATGTTTGAACATATCATGTGATAACCCTAACAATTTTTCAATATCATGTTGGGTTTCTCTACTATCACCCTGACTGTTATCGTCTTTACTATCTTGCTCTTGATTATTAATATAAAATTTAAGAATATTGGGCTTGCGTCCTCGTTCTATTTTATAAGATTGGCCTTGAACTTCAAACTCAACACAAACTAACATGTTTTTGCCATTAGTTTTATTAATCAAGTTGTCTTTTTTAATACTGGTCAATGCTTCACCAAAGAAGGCATAACTTAGTGCATTTACAATAGTTGTTTTGCCTGTACCGTTTCTGCTGCCAGAATCATCGCCACCTAGATCTAGATTTTCTCCTAATACTAAAGTAAGAGACTCACGGTCAAAGTCAACACCTTGAGTGGCATTGCCTATACTCATAAAATTCTTAATGCTAAGATTTTTAATTTTTAGCATTTTATAGATTCCTATAAATGTCTAACAATAATTTACTATCGTAATGTTCACTACTAATTGCAGTTAATTGATTGGTTACAATTTGATCTACACTTTCAAATTCTACATTGCCTTGTATTTCATATTTTTCTAAATCTGGATTTTTATTAGGCATAAGTGTTATTTCTCTTAATTTATGCGAATCTATAAATGTTTCTTTAATAAAATTCGCTTCTTCATAACTAATATTAATATCCAAATTCACTCTGACATGCATTTTGGGTTTAAGTAATTGATCTGAATTTTCTAAAATAGAACTTAAATTATAAACTCTATAAGTGGGTTGATCAGGCCAGGCGTGATATTCGGGGGATTTATCCCATTCCAAAATCATTACACCACGAGCATCATCACCAGCATCAGCATAGTTGTGTGGAAAACAGTTACCAATATAAGTGATATTCTTATGCTCTTGTCTTTTATGAAAATGTCCGGTGAATACATGATTAATATTATTAAAATGTTCTCTTTTTAGTTCACCGTGGTCTGGCATTTGTACCATAGCATTCATATAAAAATGTGGTAGTTCAAAGTGTCCAAACATATATTTGCCCTTCAGTTTGGGAATTTTTTTATGATCATCTCCAATTAACCATGGGGCAATTACAACATCGCCTTCTGTAAACCAATCGTTACATAATTGCAAATTTGGTAAATGTCGAGCCCATTGTACACTTTGAATGTCTCGTTTATCACGATAATAAAGATCATGATTGCCAGGAATAAAGAATACTTGTGAAAAGTTATCGTTTAGTGCTTCTAACGCATTTAAACTATAATTTAATGTTAGTATATTGATGCTGGCACGATTATTGTGCCAATCACCAAGACATAAACATGTTTCACAATTATACTGTTTAGCAATAGATATGGCCCAATTAATAAAGTCTTTACAGTCTTCATTATGAACCACACTATTGCTTTTTAAACCAAAATGCACATCAGTTAGAACCAATGCTCGTTTAAATAGATTTGCCATGTGGGAATTATAACAATTTATACAACAAAAGTCTATACAAATTCAAATATTTTTTTAAAATCATTCTTCGTAATATGATCCAGTATTTGAATTTTGCCGTGTATAACTAGGATTTAAATTATTAAGTTCTAGAATGTCATCACGCAAATTCTGATTACGCTTTTCAATATTCAATACTCTTGTAAATGAATTGGTAATAGCTGCAGTATAATAAGCAAAAGGATTAGAGCTTTTGGACTCGTCAAACTGTAAACCGATTTGACTTAATTGCAATAAAGCCTGACTTTTCATTTCGTCATTATATGTATATCCTCTCCAATTGCTGCGAGTAGCATATCGTTCGCATAGTTTCATGAACATAATGGCAAGTTTATTTGTCATTTTTCCATGCTCTTTACTAAAATGTCCACTATGAACATCACCGACCCAATGGCTTTTACCAACTAAACATGGTTCACTATTCTCATCCACTGTATAATGAAAAAATGGTGGGAAATTTACCTTTACATATTTGGTTACACTGGGTACTGAATCATCATACTCTGTAACAATTTCTTCATTGTCGTCATTAAATGACTTTTTAGATTTAGATTCATCTACTGGTATGTGTTCCCAAGTCATTATTCTAAAAACTATATCAGTAATGGGTACTTTTGTGTGTTTGATTTCAAATTGTTCTAGTTTTAATTTTTCTGTAGACTTTTCTTGAGCTGCTTCAAATGCTAGTCTGCTTAGTCTGTCTGCTCTGTTTTTTCTTGCTTGAGCTATGTTTTTCTTGTTTATCTTTTTTACTGAATCTAGAATCATATCATAATCACTATATTCAGGTCGTATAAAACTACAATATGTTGATTTGCTTTTATGTATCTCTTTTAAAATGTCTTTATTATTTAGATAATTTACTTTCATCTGTATCCTTGATTGTGAAGGTACTAAAAAATATTTATTTTTTAATACTAATAAAATTTTTATATTACAACTACTTATAACATAGAAAAATCATAATGTCAACAATAAACAACTACTATTATGAAGTAATAAATACTATATTATGCCAAATATTAGTAATGCAACAAACAGTGATGCCTCATTAAGTAATGGATCAAGTCAGACCGGCTATAATGGAGGAGCCACTGCTCAAAACATTACTAGTGGTAGATTGCCGGGAGGAGTACTGCCAGGGGGAGTATCTGCTAATGCTAATATGGGGGGAGTTTCTCCAAATAATGCACGATGGCAATCAAAATTCGGCGGTGTTATTAAAGCAGAAAACGATTGGCGAATTAGAATTAGCTTACAGCCAAGCCTAGCAAAATATTTTTATAGCGATCCTAGCAATTTACTATTAAATAAATTGCAAGCTACTTCGGGAGTTATTTTTCCATATACTCCGCAAATTCAAGTAACACATACTGCAAGATATAACCCAACACTTTTAACCCATAGTAATTATGCAAGTCATTTTTATGAGGGTAGTGAAGTTCAATCTATTAATATCAATGCAGATTTTACTGTACAGAATTGGGACGAGGGACAATACTTGTTAGCAGTCATACATTTTTTTCGCAGTGTGACTAAAATGTTTTATGGTAGAGATCCATTGGCAGGGGCTCCTCCCCCACTTGTATTTTTAAACGGATATGGTACAGCATATTTTCCAAATGTTAGTTGTGTTGTAACTCAATTTACACATACCATGCCTGCAGATAGTGATTATTTAGAAGTACCAATTGGTGTACAAAATGGGTCTGTAGCTGGTAATGCAATAAATTTAACCAGTATTCCTACAATTAGATTACCAGTAGCAAGTCAAATAAATGTTAATTTACAGCCTGTATACAGCAGAACTAATGTTGTACAAAACTTTAGTTTACAAAGTTTTGCAAGAGGACAATTTGTAAGCCAAGTAAAAGGTACTGGAGCATTGACTGGAGGATTTATCTAATATGGCAGTCACTTATGGCAAATATAGTCCTTATGTTAGTACAAGTATGTTTGGCAATTATCTTGATATTGCATCTATACCTAATATTCCTCCCCAAGTAGATGACATTACTTTAACTATAAATAACAATTACGAAAATAGGCCCGATTTATTAGCATTTGATTTATATGGTGATGCTAATTTATGGTGGGTATTTGCTTTAAGAAATCCAAACATAATAAAAGACCCGGTGTTTGATATGAAACCAGGCACAACAATTTATATTCCTAAACAAACTACAATTGTACAGGCTTTGGGTTAAATGTCAGATTTAGACAAATATAGTGTAACAGGATTAGATGGGGTTCCGAGAATAGACCCGATTTTTACTATTCCACTGCCTGAACCAGTAATTTCTGGAAGAGCAACTTTTATAAACGAAGAACCAGGAAAGGCAACTGACGCTAACCCAAGGCCTTATACAAGTTTAATTGTAGATCAAACAAAAATAAATCCTAATCCTGAAATTAAACCACAAGATAATCTACTAAATCAATATGCAAGTTATACCTATAATATAAGTTTGCATATGCTTAGTGTACAAACTTATAACAGATTAATAGGGTCAAATGCTAATAATTCAAATGATGCATTTAATTATGTTCCTGAAAATGTTTTAGTAGTCAGCGGTGGAAGACTTGGTCTTAATAATCAAATTTCCGACATAGAGACTGGAACCACTATAGTTCAGCCACAACGGCATCCTTTTTGGCAAGAGAATTTCTTTTTTGAAGAAGTTAAATTAAGAACAGTAATTAGTCCAACACAAGCAAGTCGAGGTACAAATGTAGTAGAAGGGTCAATGCAAATTATTGAACCAAATGGATTTACATTTATTAATCGATTAATTCAAACTGTATTAAATGTTAATCCAGGCACTAATTATATTTTTAATCCATATATGATACAAATAGATTTTTTTGGTATGCATGGCAATACTGAAGGATCAACAGCAGCAGAACAAAATCCAGTAAGATTAGATGGGTTAAAAAAGCTTTTTCCAATTTGTATGACTGGTATTAAAACTAAAGTAACTAATAAAGGAACAATGTATACTATAGATTTTGTGCCTTATAGTCATAAAGCATTGAGTAGAATTAATAATGTAACACCAGCTAATTTCAATATACCAGCTACTACTGTAGAGGAATTTTTTAATAATAATAAGACGACAGAAACAGCAACTTCTATTTCAAATGCAAGAGAAAGAGAGCTTACACTTCGCAAATTAAGACAAGACAGACAAAGTTTAAGCCCTAACGATATAGATTTAGTAGGTGGACAATTAGATACTAGAATTGAAGAATATGAGAATTTTGTTAAAGCTGGTGTAAATGTAAATGGGTTTTGTGCTGCATTTAATCAGTTTCAGCAAGAAATGCTTAAAGACAAAATACCTTTTGTGACAGATGAAATTGAGATTAGATTCGACCCAGAAATTGGAAAAAAGGAAATTACTAAAAATGCAAGTATTACCCAAGCAGTAGCAGACCAATTTTTAAAAGCAAAAAATATTATTCTTGCGCAAGCTGGGCAAGGTAATCAAACAATTAAATTTGATGGTGTGTATATTACTGTACCAGCTGGTACTATTATTGATAAACTAATTGAATTTGTTGTAAGGAATAGTAGTTATTTTACAGATCAAATATCACCATATGGTGATATTAATAGAGACACCCCTCTTAAATGGTATAAAATTGTGCCTAGAGTAGAATTGAAGCAATATGATACATTTAGGAAAACATTTGGCACTAAAACAATTTATTATGTGTTTCCATATAATATATATGGGGCTAGTCATCCTTATGTAGCAAATGGATTGCCTACTGCGCAAGTAAAAAAATATGATTATATCTTTACAGGTAAAAATACTGAAGTAATTGATTTAAGCGTAGATTTTAATCTATTATATAATTTGTCTTTACCTGTTAATAGAAAGCAAGAAAATACTGCTCATGAACTGGAGCCAGAACTGGAGCCAGAAGATATAGGAAGACAGATAGATAGTTTATTTAGTCAAAGGAATAGTTATCCCATAGATCCTACTCAGCAATATACCATTCACTTGCATTCAGGTCAAACGCAATATCAGGGCACTTCAGGCAGTAGCAAAACATTAAATCAACAAGAGTTAGCAGCCAGTGTTTTACATTCTATTAACTTAGATAGTCGTGGGGACATGATAAATGTTAAACTTAAAATATTAGGTGATCCTGATTTTATAAAACAAGATGATATTTTCTATAATAGCTTTTTTTTCCAAAAAAATGACATAAGAATTAATAATAACGGTGGTAGTTTATGGATGGATACGGGCAACTTAACCATTCAACTAAACATAAACAGTCCAGTTGACTATGATGACACCTTTGGAGTTGCAATTCCTAATCGAGACCCTTATGGCGGCATATTTACCTATAATGCTTTCAGTGGCATTTATAAAATTATAACTATTGAAAATGTGTTTAGTAGAGGAAAATTTGAACAGGTTCTAGATATTGTAAGATCACCTATACAAAGTTTAGCACAATTAAAAAAGGCAGACGACCAACTACAAAGTAATAGAGATCAATTAGAAAAAGCGTTAAGTTTAGCTAGAAATGTTAACAATAATAGACCATCAAATTTATTGAATGTGCCTTTAAGAAGTACAGCAGGGGCATTGGGAAGAACTGCAGGCATATTATATGGTCAACAATCAGTTGTGAATAATGCATCAAGTGCAGTGGCTAGTTTAAATGGTTTGATAGGTGGATTACAAGCCGCAGCAGCAATACCTGCTATGTTAACTCAAATAGGCGTTTCGGTAGCAACAAGAGCGGTAAGCAATGTAATAGGTAAAGGAATAGATAGTGCGGCAAAAGCTATTCAGGATGCCTTTAATGTTCCTGATCAAGCATTGCTTGGTTCCTTTGAGGCAGCTGAGTTGGGCGCTAGCCTAAGTGACTCCTCATTTAGTTTTATTAGTGAAAGCGGATTAGCGGGATTCTAAATATAAATGGCAAATCAAAATTATTTTAAACGACAACAAGTAGATTTTATAGATATAACCCAGTCAGATATACCTATATCTACTGCTTATGGCATTTATGTTGGAGTAGTAAAAGCAATAGATACTGAATTTAGAAGTGGAAGATTATATGTATACATACCTGGATTTAGCACTTATGATCCAACAAAACCTTTCAGTTTACCACAAGTAACCTATGCAAGCCCATTTTTAGGTAGTACTGTAGGAGAACAAACTAAAGACCCAGGATTATTTACTATTACAGGACAAAGTTATGGTATGTCTGTACCTATGCCTGATTTAGAAAGTGAAATTTTATGTTGTTTTTCAGCAGGACAAAGACAATACGGCTATTGGTTTGCCTGTGTTTCTAATAAATTAAGCAGAAATATGGTTCCAGATATAGGTGCAATAAGCGGCAAATTATTAATGGAAGAAAGTATACCTCCTGAATTACAACAACTAATTTCCATTAATCAAAATTATCCAGTTGGTGAAATAAACGAGGAAAACCCAAATAATTTTACAAAAGATTGGTATAGTACAGATAAGAGACCATTGCATCTCCCTCGAATAACACAATTATGGAACCAAGGATTAGATGCTGATCCTGATCGTGGAATTACTACTTCCAGCAGTCAGCGTGATCCTTTGTCTACTGTATATGGATTTATAACACCGGGTAGGCCTGTAAATGACCCAGGTAAAGATCCTACAATATTAGCAGGTGTAAAAACCAGAAATATAAATGAAACTTATGCGGAAACATTTAAAGTTAAAGCAAGAATCGGTGGTCATTCTTTTGTAATGGACGATGGAGATTTTACAGGTAAAAATAATTTAATTAGGTTGCGAAGTAGTGCAGGTCATCAAATTATTATGAACGATACTGATGGATTTATGTACATCTCTACTGCAAGTGGTAAAAATTGGATAGAACTAACAAACTCTGGAGATTTACTAATTTATAATCAAGGCGATTTTGCAGTAAGAACAGAAGGAAATATGCTATTTCATGCAGATGGTAAAATAAACTTTAACGCTACACAGATTAATATGAATGCAGATCAAGACATTAATCTGCAAACTGCATTTTTCAAAGTAAATGCTACTAATAATGCTAATATATATTCAAATTATCTTAACTTGCAAGGCAGATCAGCAAATTTATCAGGATCGGGCAGAGTTTCAATTAACTCATCAAGTTTGATTAATATTGCTGGTTCTGCAATATATCTTAATAGTGGTGGCAGTGGTGCTAACATAAGACCACCTGCGTCAATTAGAAAATACCAATTAAAAGATGTAAAAGGTGTTAGATTTCCAGTATCAACTGATACTGCCAAGTTTACCCCAAATAATTTGCCTTTTGTAGATTTATGGACTCAAGAACCCACGGCAAGTTTAATTTCCATTAATTACAAAATACCTACACATGAACCATACGATAGAACTGGAATAGGGTCTAGAATTAATAATGTAAGTAATGCAGCCAATCAACAGGGATTAGTAAATTTATCTTCGTTAACTGGTAATGCCAGTGATCTATCATCTATTAGTGCACAATTGCCTGGAGTTGCAAATGCAATTAGACAACCAATTAATCAAGCTAAAAAGGCTCCAGTGTCCAGTTTTGTTTCACAACCAACGCCAAGTGAAAATATAGGAAATTTAACTAAAGATCAAACACAGGCTTATATGGCACAAATAGGCTATTCAGAAAGTACAGGCAACTATGCAGTAAGCGATAAAAACAATAATGGATATCAAGGAAAATATCAATTAGGTTCAGCTGCTTTACAAGGACTAGAACTGGTCAAACCTGGTACGCCACAAACCCAAGAAGCATTAAATAATCCTAACAACTGGATAGGTGGACCTGGAAAGCCTGCCAATCTACAAGAATTTTTAGATAGCCCACAAATCCAAGAACAAGCAATGCAGAATTATACTGCAAAAAATTATAACAGATTAAAAGACTTAGGTTTAGTTAACGATAATTCTAGCCCAGAAGTTGTGTCAGGATTCTTAGCTGCTGCTCATTTGGGTGGACCAGATGGTGTTAATAAATGGGCTAAAGGTGGCTTAGATGCTAGAGACTCAAATGGCACAACTTTATCCAGTTATTTCCAATTAGGTAGGTTTAGTCAAACACAGACGGAAATTATCACTGCTAGTAATGCTACTAGAAATCCAGTATAAATATTAAATTATGGCAACTTATAAAGGTTTTAGCAGTATTAACAAAACTAAAAATTTCAGAATCACTGATTTTGAACTAGTTAAGACCGATATTCAAAATCATTTTAATATTAGAAAAGGCGAGAAGTTGATGAATCCTGAATTTGG